TTTTTAATTTTTCTTATTTTTTTTATTTTATTTTTTTTAAAAATTTATTTACCTATATCGAAAAAAGCTCAGACTTAATGTGTCGTGGAATCTTACACTTATGACACATGTTGACAAGTGTTAATTAATGTGTTACAATAATTCTATAAACAACATCGGAGATGAGTTATGGCATATTTTACTTTCACAAAAACAATTAAAGGCTCAACATATCCAATCGCTCATGTTTTAAAAATGAAGACTGGATATAAGCTTACAGATTCTTATGGTCGATCTTATGGATGGTTTAAAAGCTTTGAAGATATTTTAAAATATTATCAGGAGTAATCAACATGAAAAAATTAATCACAATATATTTTACAGGTAATAAATGGGAGTGGTGCTTGTACGATGGTTTTAAGCCTTTCTCATTTACTTTGATGACAACTGAAGACGATGCCATCAAAACAGTTTTAAACCATAACCAGAGGCTTTAGGATGGCAAGACCAAAATCAGGTAAACCAACAAAGACAGTTATTACTTCAGTGAGACTTACACCAGAGCAAAGAGATAAGTTAATCCAGATTTATGGATCAATACAGAAAGCACTTGAGTCATTAATCAAGTAATCATTGACGATATACTCAGCACATTGAGATACTGTAAGCAGACAGTAAGAGGCGATGTGTTATGAGTTTTGAGAGATTTTTAGTAAAAGCATTTATCGAAGAGATCAAAGCACTCAGAGTGTCACCAATCGGATCATTGCTCGATGGTGTTGAGTTTGACAAGATTGAAGCTCAATACCCGACAACCACAACAGAAATTTATCATTACAGTTTGGGTGGAGTTTTAAAAGCTTCGATTAAAATCACATATACAAATGCGAGTAAGTCAGTCTTTCTCAGTGCAGAGAGGCTTTAATGTCTTATAAATTTAATCCACTTACTGGTAAAATGGATCTTGTCGGTGATGCACAAAACAATGCAGACACAATCAAAAAGATTGCCAGCGAAAATATCTCAGCATTAAAATTGGTTTATGTGGACAATCTTAATTGTTACCTTGCAGACAATCAGGATACAAATAAAACATCAGTCATTGGTGTTGCCTTGAATACGGCAAGCATTGGTGATGAAGTTGAGATCCAAACAGAGAAAGAGATTAAAGATCCATTTTTTAATTTTTCTCTTGGTGAAAAATTATTTCTTGGAGTTAATGGAGAGATTACAAATGTACCACCAATGACAGGTACTCATGTGTGCATAGGTCATGGATTGGGATCTGGTGCAATTTTTATTAATATTGAAAGTGAAATAGTGCTGTAAAAAAGGAGAAATAAATTATGGCAAAGTACATTGAAAGAAATTCGACAAGCGGTAAATTAAAACAAGTAAATGGATTGGTGACATCGACTGGTGTATCTGATGCAAATAAGCTTGTTGAGACTGGATCTGATGGTAAGCTTGATGTGTCAGTATTACCAACTGGTGTTGGGCCTGATGTAAAGTTAATTGTTGCATCTGAAGCAATCGGTGCTGGTAAATATGTAAACATTTGGGATGATGCTGGCACTCCAAAAGTGCGTCTTGCTGATGCTTCAAATGGAAGAGATGCACATGGATATGTAAAAGATGCTGTATTACTTGCTGGTATTGCAACAGTTTACTTTGAAGGTGAGAATGATGATCTTTCAGGATTAACAATCGGATCAAGACAATATCTTGACACTGCTGGTGGAGTAACAGAGACACCAAGATCAACAGGATTACATCAATTTTTAGGGATCGCAATCAATGCAACATCAATCAATGTTGATATTGATGATGCCATCGAGTTGTAATAAATGAGTAAGGGGTTAACTCTTAATCCATTAACTGGAAGATTAAAGCTCACCACTGTTGGTGAGCTTTTCTCCATTAAGAGAATTTTATCAGATGAAAGCAAAGAGATACCATCAAACAGACAAATGCTTTTGCATGGATCTTTGAGAAATGATGGCACGCTTAAAAATCTTGGTGAGATAATTCTCATCACGCTTGAAGATAAAGATCAAGCACAGATACCATTTCCAGATTTACCAGATGATAATTTTTCTCATAAGGAAATTTATGCTGGCAATACAAAGACAATACCAACAGGGCAACAAATGGTGTTGCATGGTAAAATTAAAAACAGTGGAATGATAAAAAATTTTGGTGAGATTTTCTTTATCAAAGACAGTGAAGAAATAATAATCTCACCAGAATCAGCACATGAAGAAAATTTTTCAATTAAAGAAATTGTAAGTGGAGAGTCAAAGAAAATACCATCAAGACAACAGATGGTTGTTGAGGGTGTTTTTAAAAACTTTGGATCAATTAAAAATCTTGGTGAGCTTTCATTGATTCAGTCAATTAAAAACACCTCTGATGATCAATATCTTCCACCATACTTGATTGATACAAATGAAGTTTATAAAATAGGTAAAAACAGAATATTAACAATACACAGAATTTTTAAAAATTATGGCACATTAATAAATAATGGCATACTAGATTTAAGGAGCTAAAAAATGGCAAATGGAATTTATCACACAGTCGGAGTGACTGCCTTTCCAGTAACACCAAATCCAGAGGCAAATACATTTTATCTTGGTTTTGATTTAAATAACTCTGGTCATTTATCAATTCAAAATAGTGCTGGCACTGTAATTGATTTACAGTCTGGATCTTCTTATTCTGATGTTGATGCAGTTGATGCAATCAACACAGCAATACTTGCAAGTGCAGAGCTTGTGCAACCAAGTGTTGATGATCTTCTTTATGTGAGAGATGTCGTCACAAATCAATGGAAGAAAATAAAAAGAATAAATTTATTAAAGCAAAAGGTTGATAAATTCTTTTCTCTTGCATCTGATTTCATTGGTACAATATCTGGTGAGTTTACACAGTACATATCTGGTACTGGTGCGAGCGTGCAGAATGGTACTTATGGTCAAGATGCAATAAATAATGCTATTGGTGTAACTCAGGTTGATACTGGTACAACTGCAACTGGTAGAGCTGGTCTTGGTACTGTGACTGGTGCTTTATTTTCTCCAACATTATCAAGAATAAAATATGTTGGAAGGCACGCACTAGAAGCCGTGTCGAGTGTAACTGAAACTTTTACAACTCGTATTGGTCTTGGTGATTTTTTCACTGTTGGTACTGATGGCACAAATGGATTGTTTTTTTCATATACCGATCTGGTGAATGGTGGAAGATGGCTTGCAGTATCTCGTGTTGCTGGTGTAACAGTACAATCAGTTGATACTGGTATTGCACCAGATATTGATTATCATTTATTTGAGGTTGTGCTTGATGAAGATGGCCAGCAAGCAAGATTTTACATTGATGATGTATTGGTTGCGACAATAAACGCACCAACACTTCCAGCAGTGAATAATAAAATGGGTGCTGGTGTACAGATTGTAAAATCAGTTGGTACTGGTCAAAGAAATTTATCGACTGATCACATGATGGTTGAACTTGAAAGAACAAATGCGAGATAATTATGGATTACTTAGATTATTTATCAAACTCTGGTTATAAAGCTGATAATCAAGCAAGAAAAGATTTTGGTGAAAATCTGATGCTTGCATTTAAACAAAAAAATATTTCAGAGGGTATTCAGTGGTATCAGGCCTTATGGTTGCACTCAAGAATAAGAGAGTGGAAGGTAACACTTCCACCAGCTCTTGGTGGTGCTGTAATGTATGTTGACTTAATCAATATGCTCACTGTGTCTGGTGACATTGAAACAACTTGCCTTGCAATTATGTATGGTGAGCCTGATGATATGTCATCACCATTGCATTGGTGCTCTGGTGAAAGATTAACATGGCTTTCAGATCAAATGAAAGCATGGTTAGGGTGGAGTTAGTTATGGATTTTAAAAAATTGACAATTAAAGTTACAGTCGGGATTGTGCTCGCAGTTGTAATCATTCTTATTTATGATGCAATTGCAATTATGGGTGGTGGTACTGAAGCAAGTATTTCAAGCTTGATTATCACGCTCTCTTATAAACAACCATTAGTGCCAGCATTGGTTGGGTGGTTTATTGGTTTATTAATGGGGCATTTATTTTGGAGAATGAAGGGCAATGATGATACTCGTGCCCTAAAGTTGGATGATAAGCATGAGTGAATTTCCAAAGAAGTACCCTGATCATCTCGTGCTTTATAAGCCAGAATATTGTCAACAGTTGATTGATCATCTTGCTCATGGATATTCTTTTGAATCTTTTGGTGCGATTGTTGGAAGAGGTCGTGCGACTCTTTATGAATGGGTTGAGAAATATCCAGAATTTGCTGAAGCAAAGCGTGTTGGATCTGAGAGAGGTTTAAAATTTCTTGAAGATGCTTTACTCTCCACTGCAATGAAAGAGACAATTAAAGATACTGTTTATGATCGCAAGTTTGATCCTAAGAAAATAAATCCATGGACAATACAATGGCTTTTAAAGACAAGACACCATCAGCTTTACAGTGAAAGAAATCATGTGAAGATTGAAGGTGGTGAGACACCAATAAAAGTTGAGCACAAAGTTGACTTAAGCAAGCTTTCTCTTGAAGAGCTTAAAATGCTTAAGCAGATGAAAGAGAAAATCAATGTTGGATCAGATAACTGATCTCGATCTTGAAAAGGCAATACTTGAAAAATCTTTGATTGAGTATGTCTGTTGGAGATTTGAGAAAAGAACAAAGAAGAAATTTATCATCAATGAGCATCACATAATTTTATGTAATGCTCTTGAAGATGTTTTTTATGGCAAGATTACAAATCTTGTAATTAACATTGCACCAAGATATTCAAAGACAGAAATTTGTGTGAAGTCTTTTATCGAGTGGTCAATGGCACGCACTAAAGCAAGAGCAAAATTTATTCACCTTTCATATTCAGATTCACTTGCACTTGATAACTCAAGCGAGATCAGAGAATCAATCAAAGCAGATTGGTACAGATTGCATTGGCAATTTGATACCAAGACCGATAAAGATTCAAAGTCAAAATGGGAGACTGAAGAGGGTGGTGGAGTTTATGCGACTGGTACAATGGGATCAATTACTGGTTTTGGTGCTGGTGCATTTTCTGATGATGAGTCAAATGAGTTTGCTGGTGCAATAATTATTGATGATCCAACAAAGCCAGAAGAGGCTTATTCTGATCAAGTAAGAAAGAAAGCAAACGAGAGATTAAACAACACAATTTTATCTCGAAGAAATAATCCAGCAAAGACACCAGTGGTTATTATTATGCAGAGATTGCATGAAGATGACATGAGTGGATTTTGTCTTGCTGGTGGTACAGGTGAAGATTGGCATCACATATCTTTACCAGTAATAAAAGACGATGGCACACCTTTATGGCCAGCAAAACATAACATTGATCAGCTCGAAGCAATGAAGAAAGCAGATCCAAAAATGTTTGCTGGTCAATATATGCAAGCACCAGCACCAGCAGATGGTAATATTGTAAAGCGATCAGGTTTTAAGTTTTACAAAGTATTGCCAGCAAAGGTTGATAAATATGTAATCAGTGTTGACTGCACATTTAAAGACAATAAGACATCAGACTTTGTTGTATTTCAAGCGTGGGCAAAATGTGGTGGAGAGTTTTACTTACTTGATCAGGTAAGAGACAAGATGAGCTTTACCACGACTGTGAATAACTTCAAATTATTTTGTGTAAAACACAATAAAATATTAAGAAGATTAATTGAAGATAAAGCAAATGGCTCTGCTGTGATTGATACGCTTAAGAAAGAAGTGTCAGGATTAATACCGATCAATCCTAAAGATTCAAAGATTGCAAGGGTAAATGCTGTGTCAGCTTTATTTGAAGCTGGAAATGTTTACCTTCCAGATGGTGTAAGTTGGGTGCAAGACTTAATTGAAGAGTCAGTCATATTTCCAAATGGAAAGCATGATGATCAAGTTGATGCAATGACTCAAGCATTGATTGATTTGTCTGGTGGAAGCATTGGAAGCTTTACTGAAGAGATGTTAAAGCCTACAATTAATGGTAATATAATAGTTAGGGGTAATTGGTGATGATTAATTTAATGTTGGGTGACTGTTTAGAATTAATGAAAAGTATTCCAGATAAATCAATTGATATGGTTTTAACTGATCCACCTTATGGAACGACCGCTTGCAAGTGGGATGTAGTTATTCCATTTGAACCGATGTGGGAACAATTAAAAAGAATCACGAAAGATAATGGTGCAATTGTCTTATTTGGTGCTGAGCCATTTAGTAGTTATTTAAGATTAAGTAATTTAAAAATGTTTAAGCATGAGTGGTTTTGGAAAAAAGAAAATGGAACAGGTTTTTTAAATGCGAAGAAATATCCATTAATGTGCATTGAAAACATTTCTGTATTTGCAAGTAACCCTCCTAATTATTTCCCAATTAAAAGCAAAGGTAAACCGTATAGTCAAAAATCTGGAAGACAAACTGAAAACTATGGTAATCAAATTCAAGTTGAAACGATTAACACTGGTGACAGATACCCATTGAATTTTCTTGAATTTAAAAGAGATAAGAACAAAGTGCACCCAACTCAAAAACCAGTCGCACTTCTCGAATACTTAATAAAAACTTATACAATTGAAGGTGAGACTGTTTTAGATTTTACAATGGGAAGTGGTTCAACAGGAGTCGCTTGTAAAAATCTAAATAGAAAATTCATCGGAATAGAAAAAGACGATAAATATTTTGAGATAGCAAAACAAAGGATAAACAATGGTTAATATTTTTAAAAGATTTTTTTTCGGAGAGCCAGCATCTCCATATCCAACAGAGTTTAAAACAACTGAAGTGACAAAGGTGAATAATGCACCAGTAAAGATTATTGAAGTTGGATCATCTGGTACAGATATTTTTGCTGGTTATATTGATGAAGAGTATCTTGCCGATCTGAAAGGCACAAAGGCCATGAAGATTTACGACAAGATGAGAAGATCAGATCCAAGAATTAAAATGGTTTTAAGTGCCGTTAAAAATCCAATCAAAAGTGCTGATTGGTATGTTGGATTAAAAGAAGAGAGTGAGCAAGCTGAGAGACAAAAAGAATTAATCGAAGAAATTTTATTTCATGGTTTAAATAAATCATGGAAGAAAACTCTCCACGAGATTTTGTCAATGATTGATTTTGGTTACTCAGCAGTTGAAGTCACTCACAGAATTGTTTTAAAAAATAAAAATGTCGGCCCTCATGTTGGCTTAAAATCATTAAAGCTTATTGGTCAAAAAACCATCGAGAGATTTAATGTAAATAAAGATGGCTCACTCAGAAGCATTACACAATATTCATCTGGTGATGTTGGTAAAAATGTTGATGTGCCAAGTGAATATGTTTTGCATTTTTCAATTGATAAAGAGGGTGACAATTATGAAGGCATCTCGATGCTTCGACCTTGTTACGGCCCTTGGTTAAGAAAGAATAATGCTTTAAAGCAAGAGTCAGTTGGTAATCAGAATTTCTCAACACCAATACCAGTTATGACTGTGCCAGATGGTGAGCAAAATTCTGATCAATACAGAAATGCAATTATCTTTTTAGAGAATTACAGCAAAAACCTTGCAAGCTATTTGATAAAACCACAAGGGTATGATCTCACTTTGGTGACAAATACTTTTGACTCATCAAAAATAAGAGAGACAATCAAAGCAGAAAATGAAGAAATTGCCTTTGCTTTTCTTGCAAATTTTTTAAACCTTGGAAGTGGATCAGGTGGATCATACGCATTGTCAAATGATTTATCAGATTTTTTCTCATCATCTCTTGAGTTTATTGCTGAAGAAATAATTGAGACAATGAATCTTAAACTTATTCCAGATTTAATAAAATTAAACTTTCCAAATCAAGAGTGCTTGGTTGAGCTTAAAGTATCAGGTATTGCAGACAGAGCTGGTAAAGAGTTTGCTGAAGTAATTAATCTTCTTACAATATCAGGTCAATTATCTAAAGATGAAGAGATCGAAGAGTATTTAAGAAAGAAATATAAATTACCTAAAAAGATTGAGACACCAATAGAAGAGATAAAAGAAGTTGCTGGTGATATGACAACAGCACCAACAGGTGAAGATGTACAACAGACAGCATTTAATGGTGCTCAAGTATCTTCAATGATCGAAGTTGCAAAATCATACACTGACAATATTCTTACAAGAGACAGTGCGATTGCAATCTTAATGAAGTCATTTAATATGACTCAAGATGAAGCTGAGAAGATAATCCCAATGACTGCACCAACACCAGAAATAAAAACAGAGCCAGTGAAAGCTCAATTTGCAGAAAAGAAAATTAAGAAAGAAGAT